TGTCTGAACTAAATTATTTGTTTCAGTCTCTTCTTGATAAAGAGCAACAGATGATCTTCTAGTAGTAGTTTCATCATTATTATTCAATGGTAAAACATCAGCTAAACTTGCTCCATTCCAATCAAGAGGAACATATTGTGCTCCTGCAACATAGGTTGGTGCTTGATCATATGAATGATCTATAGGAGTATCCTGCTGTCCACAAAAACTACAACAAATAAACCATAATGGTGTGGCATTAAATGTTTGCATAAACTGTGTAGTAGCTACACCATTAGGAGATCCCCAAGTATATCTTCCATTAAATTTGGTAGTTTTATTTAAAATACATCCATATGTATAATCATTTTCACCATAACCATATACACATCCACCAAAATATACAGTATCATTGAATGGGTGGTTATGTGAAACTGGTGTACCAGAACCATTAAAACCAGAACTAGGATTCCAGCGTTTTATAGCTTTACATGTACCTTGTCCACTACCATCTGGATTACCAGTGGAAGCATCAGTATTATCTTCACTAGCAGCATTATTAAATCTTGTCTTATCTAACCAATCATCAATATTAACTGTTGTAGCAGTCCACCTACCAGTATAACCAGTAGTATATGTTTGATCATTAGTCTCACTAGAAGTTTTGGTCATAACTCTAGTCTTCACTGCTTGGTGGGAGTGTAAATGACCATGAATAGCAGTGTCTTCTACAGTTGCTGACTCTGTGTAGTGTGTTGCACTAGCATAATTATATGATGGTTTTCCTGGAATAGGAATCTCTTGACTAGGAACAGCAATCTTTCCACTATAAGTTATAGGAATAACATTATTAGTTCCTTGTGTTACGGTTGCTTCTATTCCAATTCCAGATCTACTCTTTTCTTGATCATTAATATTCTTCTTTCTTATATCATTATATACACCAGCATTAGCACCAGAGGTAGGCTCTGGGTACTTGGATCCAAAATCAGGAACCATGAACTGTGAATCAGCAACATTATCAAAATTACTTCCATCCATATTCTTTCTTATGAATGTAGTAGTTGATCCTGTACCTAATATTGCTGCTAACTGAGGATAATCTTCTGCTTGATACTTAGTACCATCACACTTTAAATATCCAGCAGGTAAATTCTTTCTATTAACAGCATCATTAGGGTCACCAGTATATTCAACTGGCCAGATAATTATCTGTCCTGTTAAATTACCATATTTTGATCTTTCTTTTGAGTAAAATTTTGCCATCAGAATGCCTTGATGATAAAAGTTGTAGTTAACGAAGGTTGTGCAGTATCCACTGCAATATTTAGAGCATTTGGTATTGTTTCTGGTTGTAAAGCATTACCATTTGCATTAGATGCAGTATATGATGTTAAAAATGTTCCTGGTTGAGTTGGCATTGATCCAGTAGTTTGCTGAATCTCAAAACTATCATGATTATGATATTTAAATGCAGCCTTAAGAGGATTTTTAAGATCAGCAATTGCATTTAAACTAGTACCCCATGAACCATGTCGGAACTTTATTTCTGTTGTTACACTTGCTAATATACTTTTATTTAATGTAACTTTATACTGACCACTTGTTAATCTTTCAATTGTTTGTACTCTTGCTCCTTCAGGTATATATTTGTACTTATCGTCAGCACTAGAAACAGTAACATACATTAAAGGAACTATTTTATCCCATTGATACCATTGATTAGGAGAAGTACCATACAGTTGTCTAATATCAGTTCCAGCAGGAAGAGTAATTTCATTAGAACCAGAAGTCAAAGGAACATTATTTACAAAAAATGGTGCTCCAGATCCATTAGTCAATGCTTCTGGATGATCAGTAACACCACCCTTAGTTACAGGAGTATTTGGTTCAGCAGTATATCCATAAAAATTTGGTTTTCCACCTTTATCATTAGGTCTTGGAAATAAACCAGTATAACATGGTTGTTTATGAGTATCTAATGGTATAGTATTCTGAATTTCTGCTGTAACACCATTCTCATATAAAGTTTGTGTATAAGTAGGATTCTTATGTCCAGAACCTCTATCATCATCATTACTAGTAGTTCTAGTTGTTCCTAAATGAGTCTTTTTCCACTGACTATCACCTGCTGGTACTGATGACCAATAATTTTTAGCATCACTATCCGATATGTATTCTTTAAACTCATTCATCTGTGGTAATGTATCTTCCATATCAGCAGAACCATAATATGTTATTTCACGTCTACCGTTAGCCCACGAAGGCATATTTAAACCAGTACGAAGACCACAAGTTGTTGGGTTTCTTGTTACACCTTGACATATATCAGGTTGAGCATCACCATACATCCTAATCTGTTGAGTTGGTGCATAAAATGGTTGTGCTCCAGATCCACGAAGATTAGCAGAAGGAATTGCATCTGAATGCCTATGTCTAGGTAAATGATTTAAACCTAACTTACGATTAAGAGTATAAACACTTTGTGAAAAATCTGGTGGACTTAACTGAATACCAGCAAATTTAACATATAATGATCCAGATAAATTAAGAGTAAATTCAAGAGCTGCTGTTGCTGAATGTGTACTAACAATCTGAGTAGTCTGACCAAGATCTTTAACTAAATCTTTACCTTCTTCATCTTTAAGTTTCTGAGCACAATCTGGTTGACCCATTTGATACTTTGTTATACCTAAATGATATGATTCTATATCAATCATAGCATGAGAAGATAAATTAGGTAATCCAAATACATTTGTGGTATTCTGATATGGAAATGTAGGACTTCCCACTGTCATATCTCCACCATAAGTATCACCTAATTCAGCAGCCAATAAAGGATAATGTTTAGCAAATAAATCCTGCTGACCTTTACAAGGAATCCAACCTTTAGGAATATTAGATTCAAGATTACCTGTTCCTCCATCCCCACTCCAAGGCATGATTGTGCCAATCTTGGCAACTCTCATTGATTTAATTGAATCGTATCTTACAGACATATATTATAACTCCTGTAACCACCAACCTCTTAGAGAAGCTGGAATTGTTTGTGAACTAGATGATCCTTCAATGTCAAGAGGACCAACATAAACAAGACCGAATGATGCATTTCTTGTTTGAACTATCAATTCACCCGAATCCCATAAAGGATCAGTTGCACCAGAACCAGCAGCAATTGTTGAACCAGTAGAATCACCTTGAATTGCAACTGCTGTATTATTTACCTTTTTAGCTCTTAGAACTAAGCTAGTATTATATGTTAAATTACCAGACAATTCAATAAATCTAATCATATCACCTGTTTGTGCATTATCTGGTAGATATAAAATAATATTACTTCCAGTAGATGAATTAATCAGGTAATTGTTATTAACTTGTAGTGGGTTAGTCTGCTGCTGTCCAGTACCAGTAGAAGCATCAAATGCAACATATGTATATCTTCTACCACCATTAGCAGTCCAGTATTTCTCAATACCGAATGAATCAATAGAATTATTCTGATAGATCTTAAAGTCTTTAGAACCAACAGTACCAGCACCAGCATTACCAAGATTATCAATATGGAATATTGACTCAGTACCACTCTCAACTGCATTAACCTTACCTTTCTGATAGAATTGATATCCCATCGTGAGGTTACCATTGATAGCTTCAACCTTAAAGTTATCAGTTGTAGTGCATACTCCAGTACCAATACATGATTCATAGAATACTCTAAGATCACCGTAGAAGTTACCCTCACCTTTAACACTCAATCCTGCCTTCTGAAGAATAGGATCATAAACAGATCCATCACCAGAGTGACCATCATCATTAGCAATCCAAGCAACTGGTGTCTTGCCATCAGAACCATACATTCTAAGAGCACCACCATATATTGTTAGATCGTCACGTACAACAGTCTTACCACCATTGTATAGATCTATTATTGGATCACCACTAGTATTTGTTCCTGATCTGTAACTCTTAGGTTTCTTAACTGCACCGTCTGGATCAAGACCAGCAGTAGCAGTCCAAACAGCTCCACCATGAACACTATCAGGTCTAAACCATTCTGTTCCTATTCTTACATATGTAATGTAATCAAGTTTTGGAGCAATTAGATCACCATTTAATAATGGAATTTCTAATCTAATATCACTTGTGTTAGGTGTTCTAGCCTTAAGAGTTGTATCAGCAGCTCTAGATGAACGTGTAGCAGGAATATCACGTCTCAATGTTGTACTACCTTCAGCAGTTACAACAACAACATTATCTCCCGAAGCCCATGTTAATGCAGTTGTTCCTTCTTTACCTCTACCTCCAGCTGGATATGTACCAGTAGTACCTGTTGGTAGATAATACTTACCACCATTTTCATATGGAGCAGCAGTTATCTGAATAATCTCAATCTTACCAGCAGTTTGTGCAGTATCATCAACATAAAGTGCGACTAAATCACCAATAGCAAAGGAAGTATGATTTCCTCCTATCTCAATATTTGTATCAGCAGCAGCAATAGTTGCATTAATAGTTGTCTTAGGTCCAGTAGACTGAATAGACAAAGGATCATGTCTGTAAACATAAACCAAATCACTTGCCTTAGTATATGCAGCAGGAGAAGTTCCAAACTGCTCTGCCATCATGAATACAGTTGCATGAGTATTACCAATGGTTGTGTCACCTGTACAAGTGTCAACCTCAAAGGTAGTAATACCATCACCATTTGTTATACTTAACTTCTTATTAGTAGTCGCATTAGTATATGGTGTAGTGCATGTACCATTAACAGTAAGTCCTCCAGTAATTGTCTGGTCACCAATAAGAGTTACCGCACCAGTAACAGAATTAACTTCAAATACTGTAGTATCAGGATCACAATCACTATTAACACGTAGTTTCTTAGCAGTCTGTGTAAGAGTTGCCTTAAGTTCAAACAC